GCCCAAACCGCGGAAAATGTCATCGCGGATTTTTCGTTGACCGAAACACCCGTTTTCGAACGATCGTCCGAGAACAACCATTCGGCGGGTTTGGCCAACGACGTCGACGGGTTGTTCGGTGACGCGCGGAACAAACCGCGAACGCGGTCGAGGAATGTGTTTTGTGATTCGGCCATTGTATGGGTTTCCCGTGCGAATGTACAAACTAATTCCCAACCAATGATAGGAATTGACCGAAAAAAGTTATTGACACGCGTTGTTGATTTTATATTTATTTATATATCCCTTTAGGGATATATAAATAAATATAAAATAAACGGCGCATCAATATGTTCAATAATAACTTGTCAACAATTGCAGATTTTGCAACAATTGACCAAAATCAATTGGTTTGGCGTGTCACAATTCACGCTCGTACGCAATGATAAGGTGAATGTAGTACCCCATCAAATCGTAAATCGTGTCGATGGTATCGTCGTTCACGCCAACGGCCGCAATGCGGGACAACTTGTCGTCGATGCGTCCGCAAATGGATTCAACAGACGACGCCTTCGAGAAAACCCGCACCGGGTTTTGTAATGAATCGCCGTACGTGGTGTTTTTTGACAATACCAAATCTTCGAGTTTCTCAATGATGGCTTGGATTTGGTCATTCGTGTTCGCTGATGTGTCGGTTCGCATTTTTGATTGAGTTTTGGAATGATTCATATCGGGAAAAACGGCGGCGTCCGTAAATCGAAACGTGCATCGATTCGACCGCCTCGTACGCCACAATCTTTGGCGTACCCTCGTCCGTGTAAAGGTTAAACAATCGCTTGAAGGAATCAAGCGTAGCGCATTGGTTTTCAAATGTTTGCATTATAAATAACGTATACCAGTTGTTTCGTAAACGGACGATGTGTCCCCACCCGACCGCGTGGCGGTCATATATTCACCGACCGCCATTGCCAGCGCCACAACGCCGTCGATTTTGTCGCCCGATTTGTTCTTTACAAACTTGACGTTCATCGCCTCGTCCATCTTCGTTTGCACGTTCGAAACCATCCAGCGAAGCATCGCGTTTCCGCCGTGGTGAAGTAATTTTTTCTTTACCATTATTTCGATTTCCCGAATTGGTTGGGTCATTGATGCGAAACCTTGGCCGAACGGATCCATATCCAATCCCGCCTCGCCCAATTTCTGAACCAATGCAGACGAGTTCCACCGGTCAAAGGCAATCGAACGAATGTCGAACATTTCGCGAAGTTTAAGTATTTCTTTAAATAACACGTCATAATCGGTTGAGTTTCCTTCGGTAACAATCAACTCACCACGCGAAACGAACTGGTCGTACGACGCCCCCGTTCGACCGCGGCGTTGTTCGACGGCGGCGGCGGAAACGAAAAACCGCGTGACGACCTTCACCTCGCCGTCGTCCATCGGGAACACCAACACGAACGCGGTCACGTCGGACACCGACGCCAAATCCAAACCGCCATAGCACGGAACACCGCGCAGTTCATCCAGCACAACGTCGCCCGCCGACGCCATCCAATCGGTATCGGTCAGCCATCCGTCGAACGCCGAAATCCATTGGTTGAGGTGCAATTGCTTGAACGCAATTTCCGACGTCGGCAATATGCGCGCCTCGGCCGCCATCTTTTCGAAATAGTCCAACCGAACCGACACACCGAGGTTCGGGTTTGCGACCGCCCACGTGTCGGGCGAAAACGGGTCGGCATCCATCGGCGCCTCGTAAATAACGGGCAAAAACGTTCGGTCGTCAATGGCACCCGTCAGCACGCGTTTGCCGTATTCGTACAATTCACGACACAACCCACCGCGGTCGATTCCCGCCGTGCTAATGCCCAAAATCAATGGTTGGGAACGTGCGCCCGTCGAGGTCGTCAAAACCTCCCACAACTCACGATTCGGTGCCGAATGCAATTCATCGTACAACACCGCCGACGCGTTGAATCCGTGCTTTGTCGATGCGTCCGCGGAAATCGCCTTAATGAACGAATTTGAATTGTTCAGCACGATCGAGTTTCGGTAAATTTTGCATTTGCCCCGCAATAGTTCGTTGTTCTGAACCATTTGCTTTTGCACCTCGAAAATGGCGTTCGCTTGTTCGCGGTCGGCCGCGGCGACGTAGATTTCCGCACCGGGTTCGTTGTCGCCGAATAGCAGATACAAACCGATCGCGGCAATGAGGTTCGATTTGCCGTTTTTACGCGGTAGAAACACGAATGACGTGCGGTACTGGCGTAACCCATCCGAACCAATGGTTCCGAACAATTGTTCGATGTACGTGCGTTGCCATTGTTCCAATAGGAACGGCTTGTTCGCCAAATCGCCCTTCACGTGCGTGCATAGGCGTTCAATAAAGTTCACCGCCCGCGCCGCACGTGCGGGGTCAAGTGTTGGTTTGGTTTTACGTTTGGCCATTATAAAAGTAAATCGTCAATGTCTTGAACCTCGTCTTTGGCGTCAATTTTTGCGCGGCTACTCGGTGTCAATCCGAATTCCGGTATAATTTTTTTCAACCGATCCCACGCGTTGTTCATCATCGCCAGTTCGGGACGTGGGCGCCACATAGTATCGCCCGTGTTGGTCGTCGTGGCGTACGTTGGGCCGTCGCGGCGAATGACCTCGCGCGCGGCGATGTAGTCCTCCCACGCATCACTGAACATTTGCAACGCGAACGTGTCGATTTCCGATACCACACCAATGTTCGTGAGGCGTCCCGCGATGAACTCGTACGCGTCGCGCGAAATGTCGCCAACGGACGCTCGCGGCGTGGGCGACCCCAGCGGTAAGGTCATTTTGTTTGCGTGTCGGTCGTCGCGGTACGTTCCGCTGGCCTTTAGCATTTCAGTTGGTTTGCGTTTTCTGCCGGGCATATTAAAATAATGATATTTGATTTTGTGCAACTTCTTTCCACGCGTCCGCATTGAACACGATCACGTCGGTCGAATCGGTTGATGGGGTGCCGATAAATTCAGTTGAATAGAATTTTTTTGACGATTTCATTCCCCACATATTACCCGCCGACCATTTTTCCAATTGTTCTTCGGTATACTGAACCAACGATTTGCTGGTGCCGCGCCATTCGTTTGGTGACGAAACCAATTTTTCGCCCAAACCGGGGTTGGTTGTTTTGATGTACATACGCATTCCTTCAGCAACGTATAACGACGAAACGTAATTCAAAAAACGGAACCCAACGCCCAACCCTTGGAAATCGGGCAACACAACCAATCGCGAAACACGAAACGCGTTTTTCAATGACCCGTGCGGGAACGGCAATATACCAATGAATGCGACGGGTTTGTCGTTCCACGTAGCGCAAAAACATTTCGCCGCTTTATTCAATTCCTCGGTCAAATAATGATGTTGTTTGAATACGTCCCAAGTTTCATATCGGCATCGAAATACCTCCAATTCAATTTGCGGTCGACGCCGAAGGCAATCGCGTATTTCTACGCGCCCCTTGGTTGGTGAATAAACCCAGTCGGGTTGCAGCCATTCCATAATATCGAAATGACACGATGCAAGCACGATGCGTTTATTCGTTCGACGAATGAATTTTGCGATTGAATTGCTCATCGCTTTGGCGACGTCGCGGTCGACGACCGACGTGAATTCGTCAATCAACACAACGTCGCCGTCGTTTGCCGAACCAATCAACCACGCCATTCGTGCGCGGTCTTGTTCGCCGTTTGACAACGTATGGAACGGACGCAACCACGACGGCACCGACGCCAAACCCATCGACGACAAAATGTTCGCCGCTTGTTCGGGTGTGGTGAAATCGAAATTCGAAATCAATGGTTTGGATCCGTCGAACGTCGGCGTTTTGATTTCGCCGAACGTGCGAAGCAACGTTGATTTGCCAGTTCCCGACCCGCCGTAAATCACGCCGATGTTCCATTGGTCGGGCAAATACAAATTGTTCGCCACGCGCGTCACCGATTCGGCCGCATTTTGAATGTCAAATGCTTCAACCACGTAATCAACGTATTCGTCGCGTTCAATTTTTGATTTTAATACAATATCCATTTTTTGCTATTTGGAATGATTCCACACAAACGACCCCTACAAATTGACACCGCGTGTTTCGGGTTGGGGCGTCGATGAATCTACGTTTTGTTTTTTTG